CTCTTCGGCAAAGGCTTTAACGACCAAGCCAACAGTACCCAATGGTCGTATCAACGAAGAAACAATTTTACTAGGAGCATTCTAATGGCAATCGTAGTCTTTGAAAATGCATTCGATGGCAATGCAACAAAACAAATCGCTATCAACTCAGATCAAGTCACCTCAGTATATGAGAGTGATGTGGATATCCCTGAGATCGTATCAAACAAGAAGAAGAACTCACCTAAGAAGATGCGTGTAACTAATATCTACACTCAAGCTCAGGTAGGGTTTGCAGTTAAGAATTCATTTGCAGAGGTTGTCGCAAGATTGAACGGTGAATAATGATTATATTAGACTACAGCCAAATAGCGCTGAGTAACATCTTACCTTTTCAGAACGACATCAAGCGTCAGTCACCTGAAGAGATCAAGAACTTAATTAGACACACCACGCTCGCTACTATCAAGTCTTACAAGAAGAAGTATGGTAAAGAGTATGGTGAGGTGGTTATTGCATGTGATGGTCGTAACTATTGGCGTAAGTCTATATTCCCTCATTATAAAGCACACCGTAAGGCAAACAGAGAGAAGTCACCTCTTGATTGGGGTTTAATATTTGATACGCTTGCAGAACTACGTACAGACTTGCTAAATCATTTCCCTTATAAACTACTATTGATTGATACTGCAGAAGCAGATGATATCATAGCAGTACTAACAGAATATACACAAGAAAACCTATTGGTTGAGAACGGATTATTCCCTGAACCACAAAAGGTATTGATCGTGTCATCTGATAAGGACTTCATCCAACTTCAAAGGAATAAAAATGTCCGCCAATGGTCACCTATGCAACGTAAGTTCGTTGAGGGATCACAAAAAGACATACAAGAATACACGATCCAACATATCGTCAAGGGCGATTCCGGCGATGGTATACCTAATATCCTCTCAAAAGATGATGTATTTGTTTCAGGCGATAGGCAGAAACCCTTCTCGGCGAAGCGGCTCCCTGAATTTTTTGAAAAGGGCATTGAAGCGTGTAAGAATGACGAAGAGAAGAGGAACTATCAAAGGAACCAACAGTTAGTTAACTTTGACTTTATCCCTGAGGACCTCTCTAAAAACATCATAAGTATATATCAGAACACTAAACCGTTAGGTGATAAGAATTCTGTGATGGAATATTTAATCAAAAACCAATGTCGACTATTACTCGACGAAATTGAGGACTTTTAAAATGGCGCAACAAAAATATATCCCTGAGATCTTAGAAGAGATCAATAAGGACCCTAAGAAGATCAATGACTATAAGGATGATGCAGGAATTGATCTAGTCTTTAAGTATGCATTCCATCCAAATGGTAAGATGTTATTACCTGAGGAGGATCCACCATATAAACCAGACGCAGCTCCACTTGGTATGAGCAGAGCAGTCTTAAGACATGAGCTTACAAAGCTATATGTATTCTGTCGTAAGGATCTTACTAATATTAAACGTGAACAGCTTTTTATCAACCTATTGGAATCTGTGCACCCTACAGAGGCTAAGCTTTTAATAGCTATCAAGGATCGTACGCTCGATAAGATGTATAAGAAGATCACTAAGAAACTAGTTACAGAGGCAGGATTTATCCCTCCAGAAGAGCCAGGAGCATAGATTTACATAAATATATAGGAAACCATTAACCTAGGTCATTGCTGTCCTAGGACTAACGGGTGAGATCTAAATTTGTCTTTGTAATCAATAACTTAGTTATGGCATGTACATTAATTAGGAACTATGGTATACTGGATGTATGATAAGACAAATATTACTTTATAGATCAGATAAGATATCTGTATATTGCACCCCTGCAGTAGAACGGCTATCTGTCCGTAGATTAACCACATACATTAAGCAATGTGTGGCAGCCGAGAAGACGCTTATCAAAGCTATATCTAAAAAATACCCTAAACAATCCAAGGACGTCAAGTATACATTCTTGTTTAAGAATTATAAAGGTGACGAGATGTTAGGTTCCTGTGATCAGGAATATGATGGTGACATATTGGTAGAGTTAAATGCAAAGAATACAACCAGCTTATGCAGTACTATTGCGCATGAATTGGTCCACGCCAGGCAATTTATATCTGGTCAATTGAAGTATGATGTTAGGATTAAATACCTAACTTATGAAGACGACAAACGTAGATATATCTATCGTCGTCAACCCTGGGAAATAGAAGCATACACGCTACAGGACAAAGGTGCACTTAAAATGAAAAGGTGGTTATTAGATCATGTACATTACAACCCAAAACTCGAAGCTAGAACCATTTAAAGCAAAAGTAGTTTCATTCGAACCCCTCCCCGATTGGAAATTTAAAGTCAAGTACTTTGACGATGAGGGATATTTGTGGACTGAAGTTGTAGATCATACAAGATTAGATGGAGAATTCGTAGATGAACATATTTTATTTGCATAACGACCCTATTAAGGCAGCAGAGTATCACGTTGATAAGCATTGTGTCAAGATGATACTCGAGTCTTGTCAACTATTATCAACAGCACATCGTGTACTTGATGGCGATCAAGTAATGGGTAAGACTGTAACTGGCCGCAATGTAAAACGCTGGGTATTATCTGACGAACGCAACGAAGTATTATATAGTGCTACACATGTTAACCATCCATCGGGGGTATGGTGTAGACATAATAGAGAAAATTATTATTGGTTATGGTGTTTACTTAAAGCATTATGCACCGAATATACATATAGATATGGTAAGGTTCATAAATGTGAACGAGATGGTTTAGTAGATAGATTAAAATGGTTTCCTAATAACTTACCACATGGTGAATTTACGGACCCAACACCAGCGATGCCTAACCAATACAAGGTCCCAGGTGATGGTGTACAGTCATATAGGAACTACTATAATGGCGAGAAACAGAGGATGTTTTCTTGGAAGAAGAGACCAGTCCCTGACTTTATAAATAAGGATAATTATGCCACTATATGATTTTAAAAATAAAGATACCGGAGAGACATTTGAAAAGATGATGTCTATCTCAGCTAAGGAAGAGTATCTTAAAGAAAACCCTAACATCGAGCCAGTATTAGGTACGAATATGCTTATCGATCCATTTAGATTGGGTATTCGTAAGTCAGATGCTGGATTCAAAGAAGTACTACAACGGATCCATGAGAAAACTCCTGGAAGTCAATTAAATAAAACGACAAAGCAACTATAATGCCTATAAATAAAAAAACTGGTAAATTGGTTAGACCAAAATCACTTTCACAAAAGTTGAAAGCTAATGCAACAAGAAAACATAATCTTATGGCTGGCATAACTAAACCGCGTAAGAAAAGAAAATAAGAATATGGGCTTGCTGAACCCCATAGCAATACAAGTTCAGCTGTTAACTACATAAAGGAGAAACACATGTTAACAAACGTTATTGTATTTTTAGTAGGCGCACATTTGGGTGCAAAATACCCACAATATGCAACACTAGTCGTTGATAAAGCATTAGCTCTAGTAAAAGCAGCATGGGCTAAAGTAGCAGGATTAGTAGCTAAAAAATAATGTCATTTGAATTCGATTTCACTGAAGAGAAGTTAGGACAGATCCTAACCCGTAATAAACACGTAAATGAGTGGTATGATGCGATGGTAATTCAATTGCCTCAATTTCTCGTTATCACTCCTGAGCGTGTAGCAGCTTTCGTTGCACAGTGTGCTCATGAATCTGCAGACTTTACGGTGCTTAGCGAAAACTTAAACTATTCAGCTGATGGCTTAATGAAGCTTTTTTCAAAGTACTTCCCTAACGGAGCTAAAGACTTCCACAGACAACCACAAAAGATTGCAAACAGGATTTATGCAAACAGAATGGGAAATGGTCCAGAAGAATCAGGCGAAGGTTATAAGTTCAGAGGAAGAGGCCCGATCCAATTAACAGGTAAGAGTAACTATCAAAAGTTTGCTTCAGATTTCTTTGAAGACCCTGAGACAGTTATTAATGACCCTGATCTTGTTACTGATGACGTACCCACATCACTCTATTCAGCACTATGGTTTTGGAATAAAAATAACCTAAACAAATATGCTGATGCTGGTGATATTAAAGGGATGACAAAGGTTATTAATGGCGGATATATTGGTTTAGAAGACCGTATCAAACATTATAACCATGCAATTGATGTCCTTACTGCTTAAATGCGAGCAGCTTTATTGGGGAATGGTCCAAGTAGGAAATTCTATGATCCGTCCAAGGCATACGACTACCGTTTAGGTTGTAATATTCCTTGGGCCGACGTAGATGCTACATTAGTATTAGATGGTAATATAGTTGCATTATGGAATAAGAAGCACGATTTAATTAAAGTGCCAGCTTATTTTAGTAGACATTCATGGATGTTTGGTGATGAACTTAAAACCTTTAGACCGTTCATAAAAGAAAATAATCTTTTTATTGGTCTAGTAGACAGACAGCCTGATGAATCAAGCGGCAATGTAGCTGCAAAGAAATTGGTTAAACTTGGTTATACAGAATTAGATATATATGGATGTGATGCTTATTTTACAGAAGCCCACGGCCATAATGTAAAGAGTTATACGAGGGAGTTTATCAGCGGTATAGATATGGTAAACAACTCATATAAGTGGAAGTTATCATGGGATGCATTTATGAAGAAGCATCTTGAGGTAAAATTTAATTTTATTAAGGAGTAATATATGTTAAAGAATTATACAAAAGAATTAGTAACAATTGCAATTGCATTTGGTTTAATCAGCTATACAGTATACGTATGTGCAGCTGAGCCAGTTAAAGCTAAAACTGTTGAAGTTACAGCTGCAAAACCTGCAGATAAAAAAGCTGCTAAACCAGCTGAAGTAAAACCCGCAGAGCCAGCAAAGAAAGAACATGCTAAGAAGCCTACACTAAAAGCAAAGTTTAAGGCTGTAGAAACAAAATAATTGAAGAACTTTATTCGTCATGATTTTCCGGTCCTTGAAAGATTAGATCTACCAGAAGGAAGAGTCTATAAGACGCCTTCTGGTAAGAACTATCCTTCGGTTACTCAGGTAACAGGACACCTTACTAAACAACATATCGCTGCATGGCGTAAAAGAGTTGGTGAGGAAGAAGCAAACAGGATATCTACAGCAGCATCAGGTAGGGGTACAAGGATCCACTCATTATGTGAATCGTTCCTCTTAGGTGAAGCAGTCGAGTCAGATATGTTTGACACAGAGATGTGGAATGACATGAAGCCCGTCGTAGATAAGATAGACAATATACATGCTTTAGAAAGCAAGTTATATTCCGATAAACTAGAGTTAGCCGGAACTGTCGATTGTATTGGTGAATTTGATGGAGTCCTATCTGTAATAGATTTTAAGACTTCTAAAAGATCCAAAGATATAAATAATATACAACATTATTTTTTACAAGCGACGGCATATTCGGTTATGTTTGAGGAACTTACAGGTATCGTAGTTCCTAACTTAACAATACTAATAGGAGTAGACCATGAAAAACCACAAATCTTCCAAGGGAAGCGTAACAGCTTCATTCTTAATCTAGTTGATCTTCGTCAACAATACAAAAAATTAAATTTACTTTAATTAGCAATTAGAGTATAATACTACTAAGCGCATAAAAAGCTAAGTAACTAATCGCAAGGAGAATATCCCCATGAGAAAGACTTTCGCCGCAATATTGGCTCTGTGTTACCTGTTATGTTTTAACATAGCATACACACAACAAATACATGAAAAGATAGAACCACCAAAAAAATTAACTAAGGTGGAAAAACAACAAGTTGAATGTCTAGCACAAAACGTTTATTACGAAGCTGGATACGAACCCACTAATGGTCAAATAGCAGTAGCAATGGTAACACTTAATCGAGTTTATTCAGGATTATACCCGAAATCGATATGTGGTACGATGACTCAAAGGGTAGAGGACACATGTCAGTTTAGCTGGTACTGTGATGACTACAAGAGGGTTAAAGCTACAGCATATAGATATACAAGGCACGAGAAAGAAGTGTTCGAACAATCAAGATCTGTAGCACTATACACTTACTTGAACTATAAGAACATTCAAGACGTTACAAAGGGTGCACTATTCTTCCACACGAAAGAAGTAAAGCCTGGATGGAAAAATGTTAAAGTGACAATAACAATCGGTAATCATATATTTTATAGAAAGATTTAACATGACAAAACTTGCAGGTGAAAACGTCCCTAATATATTTGGTGGACTACTAAACAATGTCCATATCAATACAATACAGACCACGTTCTGTACTCATGAGGTTTTCTTGGATGATACGATCGAAGAACCATCCAAGTATAGAGAACTAATATCTCTATTAGTAAATGCAAGTCCTAATGACAAGATCCATTTGTTTATCAATTCAAATGGTGGTCATCTTGACACTGCTGGTGCCATCATCTCAGGCATCCTATCATCGCAGGCAGAAGTCACAGCGTTCCTAATGGGTGCATGTCACTCTGCTGCATCCCTCATCTCCATGTATTGCCATGCTGTCCATGTATATGATACAGCCTACATGATGATCCATACTGCTTCATTTGGTTCATCTGGTAACACACCAACAGTTAAGGCACATACAGACTTTACCATTAAGCAGTGTGAGAACCTAATGAAAGATGCTTATGAAGGCTTCTTATCTGCAGATGAGATCAAGAAAGTCCTTAATGGCATCGAGATATGGTTCAATGCTGAAGAGATCAAACCTAGACTCAAGAAGAGGTTCTTAGCTGTAGAGATGCAAGACAGAAAATTGGCTGAGAAGAAGAACGAGATCGTGGACCAAAAACCTGCAAAGAAGATCAAAGTTAAAGTAGAAGACGGTGCTATCGATTAGTTGTGTACATTAAATGCTTATTATGGTATAATATAATTTTAAATCAAGGAAAGTGAAATGAACGTGGCACAACATATAAACTA